AAAGATAACAGTAATACTTTTTTAGGTAATTGTAGAAAATTACACGGTTGGACAGATTTAAACGGTACAAAATTTTTGGGATTAGGTACAACTAGTAAATACTATATCGAAAAGGGTGGTGCATTTTATGACATCACACCATTAAGGCAAACAACAGCCGCAGGAGACGTAACTTTTTCTGCTAGTTCAGGCTCAACTACTATAACTGTAACAGACACTAATCATGGATTAGGAGCGGGAGACTATGTAGCTTTTAGTGGAGCAGCTAGTTTAGGCGGTGCTATAACTGCTGATGTTTTAAATCAAACAGGAACAACATATTTAAATCAAACAGGATATATTGTTGCTTCCGTAGTAAACGCAAATAGTTATACTATAACTTCACCAGTAGCTGCTACAGGTTCTGACTCGGGTAATGGAGGTAGTAGTACTATAGGGTACTATCAAATACAAGTAGGATTAGATAGTTATGTCTCAGGAACAGGTTGGGGAGCAGGAGCTTGGGGAGAAAGCACTTGGGGAAGCACAAGTCCGTTAGCTTTCGCTAGTCAATTAAGATTATGGTCACATGATAATTACGGTGAAGATTTAATTATTAATCCTAGAAACGGTGGTATCTTTTTCTGGGACACTTCCGCAGGGGTAGAATGGGCTACTAATAATAATCACAATAGGGCTAAAGCGTTATCGGACCTCACAGGAGCTAATTTAGCCCCCACAGTAGGGTTATTTACCTTAGTATCTCAGGTAGATAAACACGCTATTATTTTAGGAGTAGACCCTATTAATACAGCAGGAACAGCTAGAACAGGACAAATTGACCCAATGCTTATAGCATTTAGCGACCAAGATAATATTGTAGAGTGGGAGCCAAAATCTACTAATACTGCAGGAGCATTAAGTTTATCTGAAGGTAGTACTATCGTAGGAGCAGTAAAGTCAAGACAAGAAATATTAGTCTGGACAGATACCTCTTTATACAGTATGCAATTTATTGGTCCACCTTTTACATTCGGTATAAATTTAATAAATAAAGAAACTGGATTAATTGGACCTAATGCTGCGATAGTAACTTCAAAAGGTGTTTTTTGGATGGCGGTAGATAATTTTTATGTTTACACAGGTACAGTACAAAAAGTTCCTTGTACAGTTTTAAGTTATGTTTTTGATGATATAAATGTTTCAGAAGTTTATAAATTTCATGCTTTTTTAAATGAAGAATTTAATGAAGTAGGCTGGTTCTATACTTCGAAAAACGGTAATGAGATTGATAGATATGTTTCTTATAACTATGACATAGGTGCATGGGCTTATGGAACATTAAGTAGAACAGCTTGGTTAGACTCGGGTACAGAACCTTACCCAAGAGCTACAAGTAGTAATTATTTATACGAACATGAGTATGGTTACGATGACGATGGTAATCCTATGACCAATGTTTTTATAGAAAGTTCAGATATGGATTTAGATGAAGGAGAACAATTCAGCCATATATCTAAATTAATACCTGATGTTAGATTTCTAAATAACGCGGCAGGACAAATAAATTTTGTTTTAAAAACTAGAAACTCTCCTGGAGAAACATTAACTACTAAAAGTACTAACGCTGTAACAAGCACTGCGGCTAAAGTAGATTTACGTTCTAGGTCAAGACAGGCAGCTTTTAGATTTGAATCAGATGACGACGCTTCTTATCCTGGAAATACAGATACAGGTTGGCGATTAGGTAATAATAGAATAGAAATAAACCCTGACGGAAAACGTTAATGGCTAAATTATTAAGAACTTCGCTACCGTTTAGTTCTGACGGTCAAGTAAACGGTGAGTTATATAATAGATTACTTAGAGTATTAGAATTAAATCTAGGAGAGTTTGACCCTGATAATACTAGACAAATAACTACTGAGGAAAAATTAGATAATAAATTTAATTTAGGAGCAATCGTATTCGATACGACTTTAAGTAAGCTACAAGTATACGACGGAGATAATTGGCTTTCTATTGCTACTATACCCCTTGATGTATTTAGTGGACCACCTGCCAATGGATTAGAAGCTCAATCTTCTTTAGGTACTTTGTCTGTTAGTGCTGGTGGGGACACTACAATTACATTATAAATATTTTCAAATATAATACCTAAAAGGAGATTAACATGATAAATCAATGGTCGTATAGCCGTTTAAGTTGTTTTGAAAAATGTCCCAAACAAGCAGAATTTAAATTTATTAAAAAATTAAAAGAGCCTGGAAGTCCAGCAATGGATAGAGGCAAACATATCCATAAACTTTGTGAAGAGTATATTCGTGGGTTTCATCAAGAAATACCAGAAGAAATAAAAGGATTAGAAGATAATTTTAAAGAACTAAAAGAACTGCACGAAAGAGGACACGTGCTTTGTGAAGAAGATTGGGCTTGGGACGAAGAATGGAAACAAACAGGCTGGTTTGATTATAATACTTGGGGTAGAGCTAAAGTGGATGCTTTTGTATATGAAGAAGGTGTTTCTAAACAAGCTCGAGTTATTGATTTTAAAACAGGAAAGTTCGAAGGTAATGAAGAAGCTCATAGAGAACAGTGTGAATTATACGGTTCTATAGCTTTAAAAAGGTTTCCAGAATTAGAAGAAATAGTTACTGAAATGTGGTATTTAGACCATAATAAAATAAGTAAGTTCGTTTACGATACACAAACAATAATTTTAAAAAGAGACCGTATAAACGCTAGAGCTATAAATATGACTACAGCTACAGAGTTTCCTGCTAATCCACATAAATGGAGATGTCGTTGGTGCCATTTTGGTAAAGAAGGGTTATGCGAAGAAAGAATTACAGATTAATATGAAACACCCATATTTTATACTTCCAGATGTTTTACCAGATATAGTGGTAGAAGATATAAAAAACATTGTTTTAAATTACGAAGAAATAGACGGTGGTGTGGGCGGTAATGTAACTCTGCAAGAAGAAGCCACAGTAGATAATGAAATAAGAAGATGTAAACAACGTTGGATTCCACCTAACGCAGAAGATACTAAAAAGATACATAATCTTTGTACAGAAATATTTGAAGAAGCAAACAGAAGATGTTTTAGCGTAAATTTAGATAGGGTGTTTAATATGTTTTACGCTGAGTATCGAGCAGAGGATAATGGTTATTACGCTCAACATAAAGACTCTAATTTAGGTATTAACGGTGAACTGTACGATAGAAAACTTAGTATGACAATACAACTATCAGACTCTGCTGAATATGAGGGGGGTGATTTTGTTTTTTATGATGACCTACATGGTTGGGCTCAACCCGACAAGGAACGTATTAGGAAAAAGGGTGCGGTGTTTGTTTTCCCTTCTTTTTTAGAACATGGTGTAAAACCTGTAACGAAAGGAATTAGAAAATGTTTCATAGCTTTTATCGAAGGACCCGCTTGGCGTTAATGCATTAACAATCATCTAAAAATACTTTATTATTGTTCTCGGTAGGTGATTATTATGGAACAACCTAACGAAATCATAAAAACTGGGGAACCTCAAAAGGTTAAACTAGAATTAGAACTAGATACTACACAAAAGAAATACGAACCTAATAAGTTTCAAACTTGGGTAGATTTAGCGGTAACTATAGACTCTTGGAGAATCTTCCCTAGATTATTTATTACAATTTACATAGTTTTATTATATAAAACTTGTGTATGGTTTATGGGCTTAGATACCCCTAGTTTAGAACAAAGTGGGTTTGTATCTATTGTTGTAGGAGCGGGAGCCGCTTGGTTTGGTTTATATGCTGGTACAGGCGGTGCAAGTAAAACTAAATTAAAACAATATGACTGATACCTTAAAAATCTATTTAACAGAGTTTGAATACAATGGAGTTACCTACGACGGACCTAATATTGTAGCTAAAAATTTTAAGGAAGCTGTACGACATGCTGATGATTTAGGCATAATTGTTGTTGGAAAATTAGATACATTTATATCGTCATCTGGTGCTGAAAACCATAAAACAACGATACATTAATGTATGATATGACTATGTTTGAACTTACGTTAAGCGATTTTTATATCGAGTTTATAGGATTTGTGCTTACTTTATTAGTAGGATTAGCTGTAAAAGATTACGCTGTAACTTTTGTAAAAGGAGCATTTTTTAGATTCTTTTCACCTTTTGATGAAGGTGATAAAGTAATTCTAGACGGACAAACAGCTATGATAATAAAAATTGGTTTCTCGCAAACCGTGTTCGGTGTTTATAGCGAAGATGGATATACATGGAGGTATATCCCGAACCAAAAATTAGATAATTTTAAATTAGAAAAAGTAGTAGACGCTGAATTACACGCTGATACAGCTAAAGAAAAAGCTGAAAAAATACGAGCTATCTTAGAAGAAAAAGACGGTTAGGGGCTATACAGCTTGTTAGTTCATAAAGTATAATCACTTTACAGTTGTATAAACTGAGGAAATAATGTTAGCTGTACAGAAGAATAATTGGACAAAAGAAGACGCTAAAGAACAATTTGTAGATTTAACACAAAAGTTAGATATACAACATACTTTTAGTTTTGAAGAAGCGTGGAGTTTTGTAGAAAATAAAAGAAAACAAGAAGAATTTAGAAAACTTGTTTCTTCTTTCGAAGAAGCAGTAAATAATCATGAAAGGTCTTTAGGGAAAGACTTACATAAAATTAATCCAACGAAACATTCTTTCGTAGATGGACAGTATATAAGGGAAATATTTAACCCAGCAGGGATAGTCATAGTAACTAAAATACATGCTAAAGACCATCCTTTTTTCTTAATGAAAGGAGAGATGAGTATTTTAACTGAAGAAGGCACTCAAAGAATTAAAGCACCATATCAAGGAATTACAAAAGCGGGAACGAAAAGAATAATCTACACTCATAGCGATTGTATTTTTACTACAATACATAGAACAGATTGTTTAACAGTAGACGAAGTAGAAAATGAAGTTATTGCTAAATCTTTCGATGATTTAATTTTATCTGCTCCTGAAACAAAACATTTAGAAAATTTAATTAAAGAATTAGAGGGAACTAAATGTCTTTTATAGCAATAGCGGTTCTAACGGGAGTTTCTACCCTTAACCAAATTATTAATAAACCTGAACAAAAAGGAATGCCTGCAAACGCTTCACCTTTAGGTGCTCAAGGACAAGGAATAGCTGCTATAAATGTAGAAGATATTGGCTCCGATACTGAAGATATAGCAGAAGACATAGATATAACTAAAACAAGTGATTTTGATATAGCTTCAGCAGAACAAGACAAAGGTATTATAAGTGCTTTACAAAATAAATTAGGGGCTAAAACTGGTAGACCTATAACTTCTTTTGAAGATATGAGTTTAGAAGAATTATTAGCTGTTTTAAGTATGGATGAACTTACTGATGTTCCTAAATCTGATTTAACTATAGATGATGTAATGAATGCGGTTACTCCGAATACCGCGATGCCTAAACCTGAAGTCGATACTGGTAATTTAGTATCTCTTTATGAACAACCCAATGTCAATGAAGCAATTGCAAATGTAACTACTGATGTAGAAACGTCAATGCCTTCTTCTAATACAGCTGCAACAACAGCAGCTATGGCAGCAACACCTACGGAGGGTACAGCATTGAGTGCAGGTGAAGTAACTGCTATCATGCAAGGATTAGCTACGTTAGCAGAACTTTTAGATGACGATGAAAAACCTTTAGCTCCTGCTTCAGCTCCTCGTTTTTCTTACCAAGCTCCTAGCGGTGGTATAAAACTATCAAGTATTGGAATGAATATGGGAGG